CCTCTGCCTATGGAAGGCAGATCTCCGGCACGAGTGCCGAAGAACTATATGTTATAGAGGCGTCTTAGAGACACGCTCGTCAAACTTTAAGCAAGTAATCTTGAAGAACTCAAGACTCTGCTCGAAGTCACGATCGGACATCTCCGAAGCTCTTGTCATTATGGTCCGAAAACGGGCGTATCCCGACTCACGGAAGTTATAGAAGAAGGACAAGTCCTTCTTTTTTGGCTTTCGTGGCAAGGAGCGTCCATAATCGGCGACTCCAGTGGATATCATACTATACCGCAAGGCATAGTGTGAATACTCATCGTAGTCGCGTTCCTTGGAATTTACCATGGAATTACCTTTCTGATTCGGAGCTTAAGAGAGTTTCTCTTTGGTGACCTTGTTGGATCACTAAGATATTCTGCTCCAAGCCCACGGTTCAAGTGGAAAAAGAGCAGTCTATCATATTCAGTAAGCTCATCACTGAGCTTACCGGATTTTACCGTTAAGGTATTAACCACGTACTCTGAAGTGTTGGTTTTCTTATTCCAACGCAGAGTGGGCGTGGGCCCATCACGGTAAAAGTGCCATCCAAGACCAGAGCATTGTTTCCCGACACTAGGTAACTTAAACATCTTGTCGATGTGGTCAGCTACCTTATGTGCAGTAATGGTTAAACCGTTTTCGAAAAAACGGTTTGCCATCTGAACCCAGGAAACAAACTTGCTCGCGTCCCTATGTGATCGCGGTGGTAATTGACGTAAATAGGTCGGTGTCACAAGGACACCGTCTAAGTAGTCTTTTCCACACGACTCGCGAAACCCTCCAGAGTGGAAGGTTTTTCGTTCGTTTACCTTTAGGCCGAAAGCCTCCAGGTACGCTCTCACTTTAGTGATGCAGTCCGCGGGGACAATGAGATCGTCTCCGAAGACTAGTATATCCTTTCGGCTATCTTCAAATGCCGCAAGGGATCTTACTCTGCCAGACTTGGTGAAGACCTTTCGTTCATCACAAACTGCAGCAATGCAGATCATGAGGAAACACAAGGCCTCCACTGGAAAAGTCAAAGCAGAGCCCATTGAAGCATACTTTCGCAGTGGAACAACAGTCCCACTAGGTAACATAGCCCGCGACGAACGACACCCGAAAAGGTGTTGTTTAACCGTAGGACTATGGCGAAAAACGAGCGAGACCAGTTGACAACTGACTCGATCGGATGCTTCAGAGAGGTCAACCGTCGCTACACTGCCATCAATCGATCCTTTTCGCGCAGCTTCCTGATTTGGTCGCTGATCGGTAAAGTTAAGATGACTGTACAGTGTAGGCGAATGCCGCCCAGAAGGGCGAACATAGTGAAGACTCTTCACCAAACGCGCAGCAGTTAGCTGTTGAGCATACTGCATGGCGGTAGGTTCAACGCAGATGATGCGTGAGGTCTTCATTGTTTTCGGGACAGAAACTACCTTCACAGGCAATTCATCCCTAGGTTGAGTAACCTCTCTGTTCGACTGGTGTATGGTTGAAAAACCATACAAATGTTCCCAGCTGAACAAAGGATCCCATCTTCTCAAGAAATCGCGACTACGGTACTTTCCGTTTGCCCATGCCTTGTCGGCAGTAGCTCCCGGACCATGCCGTGGAAGGACCGATTCATCATCGGTCATCTTCATAAAAATGCTTTCTACCTTCGGAAAGAACCGTCGGCAAACAGCATTTAAAACGAAGACCTTTTCCTCTGGGAATTTTGGCATTTTCCTAAGACTAAGATCTAAAGTGTGATAAGCCTCCTTAGCCTTTTGATCCCTTACAGGATCGCAGACTAAGAAAACTTTCTTATACCACAAACAGATCTGCCGTATGAACTTAACGGCTATGGGATCACGCTTACCTTTAGCGTAGACCTCACCAGTCTTAGAGTCAAACACACGACATGTCAACCCTTGTAAGAAACAAGGTAAGACAGATTTACTTTTAGGTCTCTTGCGAAACCGTGAGTAAATCCAGGTCGCCACACGTCCTTCGCGTAGGCTTTCTTCAAGCCACTCGGAGAACATGGGGAGAGTGATCCCTAAAAAGGATTCACCCTCGTGTTTGAATCGCGATTCGATTGTCACCTTATCGCGATATATACTAGCACAAGTGTTAAAATGTGCTTCATCAAGTAGTCCAAGAAGGATCTCTAGGCTTTTCATTGATTCTCCTATGAAAGGAGGGTTTCAATCCATAGCCTAACAGGTTCCCAGATTGCCTGCAATTTAGAATGCAGACAACTCGTAAAGTCCGTCCATGTGACGAACGCACAAGTGAGCTTGACCATTTAGATCAAGACTCGAGTGCGAGAAATTTCGTCATATTGGCCGACTGTGACATGTAGCCGCAAATGCCGGTCAAGATATCCGTCAGGTTGGCAGTAGTAAAGCCAGCCGTCGGTCTATTAAGAACGACATAAGCACTTGCAGACACAGTTTTGGTCAAACCGGTCGATGGATCCGTGTACGGAGTATAGAAGTCGAGCCGCGCTTCAGACCGCGTACGATTCCCACGAGTGTGGGTGATCTTAGCAGTATAAAGAGCGTCCGACGTCGAATACTCCGACGCGTATCCATCAGTCCGGATACGAGCCATAGACTTTGCGGTCCCTCCGGAAATGGCATTAGTTTGCCCTACCGAAATTGAGATGGGATCTGCGAACATGTTAGTTCCTTTTCTTGTTGTTGGTAAGCTCTCGTAGCTTACATATTACGCTCGTGGGGCAGAGTGTTTACTGCCCCTCGAGAGTCCTAGTGCAGCAAGGATGGACCACTGATACGCCGATAAAGACGCATAAGTAACCCCAAACCCGAAAGGGTTTGCAACCTCCCTTTGCCTGAACTCGTACTCAGTCCGACTCACGCCGGAAAAAGTCCAATCAGGACTAACCCAAGTGAACGACGGAGACAACTTACCAGAATGCAGAATGATTTTACCGGGCGCCTGATATGTGAAGCTTTCGCTACACATAACATAAGCGTACTGTGCAATCACGCCGTATTTGGCCATGTTGTAGACGTTCGACAAGGAAGATCCTACCGGCACAAACCAATCGATCAACCAGCTCCAAGGCATCAGTTTGTAAATGATGCTCGGATCTGGTGAAAGACCAAGAAGGAAACGTTTCAAATCACCGGAAGGTGGATTGATACGCGGATCCTTGGCCAGTTCAGGAATATAGTAGCGGTATTTCGCCGCAAACCATATCCGACGCTGGTACGTCTTAAGAATCGGAAAGGCTTGTGAACTACCTTGCCCAGGTGCATAGAGATCGGTCGACAAAGTTGGACCAACGGTGACAAACGGGGAAACATTCCTCGGTATGTCCTCGCTAAACCCATCTTCGTTTAACGTAATCTTTCTGCGTACGGCTTTGCCATTGTGACGACGCAACCAGTCTATCTTTTTGTCAAGTTTCTGCTGCATCTGAAGAAGAAACAGTAGATCCTGTAACATTGGATAAAGACCGAAAGCGCCGTACAAATAGGCATCGCCGGTACCCTTAGGCAAGCTCTTCGCGCGTTTAAGGAAGTCCCGCACTGTTTTTACACCACTAGTTAAACTGAAGTGGTGTTTCATCAGAAGTCGGAACCCTTGCTTAGTTTGGGAAACCATCCCAGGCAAGTCCTTAAGTTCGCCTATTGAGACACCCAATTGATAAATCGGGTGTGTAGGAATAGTAGCATTGTAACCCTTCACTCCCCAGCCAACTAAGCTGATGGGTGAAGGCTCGGGCGACGGGATGTACGGATTAATGTACATTTTTCCGTCATACCAGCCGAGACTGCTATGGTAGAAAACATAATGATGATCCGACCGCTTAATGAAGACTTTCTTTTTCTTCACAAGCAACGGACCACCATCGTTATAAGGAGGACCGGGATGTGTCTCATCGATACAGGAATGCTCTCCGGTATAGGCGGGAACGAGTCTGTCGCCGTTATTACTAGCGCCGGCAAACTCGCCGCCGTACCGGATAGTGTATTTCCTGTTTCGAGAAGCCATTTTAACCTAATCCTTGTGCTAAGCGTAGGGGGGGTAA